ATTACCACTTGTTGCACTAGAAAACGAAGCATTAATTAAAGCTGTATTAGCTATTTTCATAAAGGCATCAGACGCTTCAAAATTAGCAAAAGAGTTGCCTTGATCGGGATAAGTTAAATTAATATCTGTAACAAAACCTACAAATAAATCTTTATAGTTACTTCCACCATCTGTTGTTGCGTCAACATGTATAGCGATCATAGGCTCAATACCTGGACTATAAGGGCTTGAAGTATTTGTATTTTCATACTTTCTAGAATTATTTAATAATTGTACGCTGCAGCTTCCTGTACTAAATGTAGCTAACTCTCTTGATCTACCTCTTGAAATAGTTACGCTTTGTACGTCTGCTGTAACATCTGTTAAACTAACGGCACCTCCTAATTCTCCTGAGCCTAAAACACCTCTTACTAAATCATCTAAAGTAAATTCATTTGGCGTAAAGCCTACTCTAACTCTTACTGTTGGTTGTGCCATTAGATTATTGTTAGTACTCTATTTAAAGGCCCATTCTTATTTGTATAATCATTAAGCGCATTAATAACTTGATCAGGGTTGTTTACTTGATTATTAAAGTTAACTGTTAAACCTGCTCTTGGATCTAATAAAGCAGCTGAAGTATTTGCTGCATTAGTTGTTAATTGACTTATAGTTTTAGCTGGATCAATAGTTTCTTCAGGCGTTAATCTTTTAACTTCTTTTTCTGCAAAACCAAAAGAAACATTTCCAATTTCAGAAAGTTTAGGTAAATTAATATTTACTCCTATTTTTCCTAATACACCGGCTACTCTATCAACAAAACCATTAATAGTTCTAATAAAACTATTTAAACTATTAATTATTCTATTAATCATATTTTCAAAGTTTTTAGGCAAGTTTGTAAAAAATGGTTTTAAAAACTTATCAACCATTTCAGTTAGCTTTTTAAACGCCGGCGCTAATAAAGTTAGCAGTAAAGTTACAACAGCTATTATAGGCGGAGCTAAAGCTGAAAGTAATTGACCTACAACCTGAATAAACGGAGCTACTGCTTTAATAGCTTCTACTAAATGAGGTCCTACTTCAGTTACTAAATCAACTATAACTGGAAGTAACTCTTCAATCACTGGCAGCAATTCTGCGCCCATTGTAACCTTTAAATCTTTTAATTTAGCTTGTGCAGCTCTTGACTTGTTAGCAAAACTTTCTTGCGTTCTGTTAAGATCGCCTTGTTGTACTGCTGTTTTTTCTAATAACAATTCATAGGTTGCAAGTGCTTTTTCTTGCTTCGTGAGTTCTGCTGCCGAACTTTTGCCAGTCATTTCAAATGCTTTTGTTTGTACGTCTGCTTCCATTATGGCGATCCCATAAGTTTTCAAACTTTCTCTCTCACCGAGCAAAGCTTTAGTGAAGGCTTGCATAACTGGCTCTGCGCCTCCCTGAACGTTGCTAAATGAAGCTACGTCTCCGGCAAGTGTTGCTAACTTAACTGATAAATCTGCAGAAGCTTCGCCTGTAAATTCAATACCTTGCATGATTGCACCTGATTGAGTTAATAGCCCTTCTAACTCGTGCGCAGCTAAACCGGCTTTATTTGCAAACTCATCAACGAAACCTGATAGCTTTGGTACACTTTCTCCAAATGTAGTTTCAAAAGCGGATCGTGCTTCATTAGCATCTGATCCTAAGTTAACTAAATCTTTACCTAGAGTAACTGCAGCAACTGAAGCAACACCTAAACCTGCGACCGTAGCTTTACCTAAAGTACCGGCTACAGAACTAAATTTACTCATAGCTTTTTGTGATCTTGTTAAGCTATCAGTAAAATTTTTAGTTTTACCTATAATTGCTATCGAAACTTTTTTTTCTTTTGCCATTATTTAATTGCTTTCATTAATGCGTCATACATACGATCAGAATATGTTTCAGCTATCTTGTTTTGATTTTTATCTAAAGTTTTACCGGCAACATAACCTTTTTTACCAAATTGTGAAAATGTACTGTCACCTGCTGTAAATCTATGACCGATCCATTTTTTATAAGGAAAGTCTGCTCCAGGTCGTGAATACCTTAGATTGCCTACTTGACTTCTACTTACAGCTCTAGTTTTACCATTTTTAGTAGGTACATACATATACCGGCGACCAAACTCCATAGAAAAAGCAGCTGGTCTTTTATCATTAGTTTTAATATTAATTTTTGCTTCTGTACGTGTACCTGAAGCAGTATAAGCCATAGCTGAAGCTCTAGCTTTAGGAATTCTTTGTTTTTTAGCTAACGCTCTTATTTCTGATAATTGTTCTTTAGCAAGCTCTCTATGAAACTTAGATAATACTTTTAAAACTTCTGTATCACCATATTTTTTAATGTCTTTTCTTAACTCTATTAACTCAGAGTTATCAATTGTAAATTCACCAGTTATTTTTGCCATATCAACTTTCGTATTTTTTATTTATAACTTTAACAATTGCATCAAACATTTCCATTTCGATATTCAATAAAGCATTTGGATCTATTCCTGTTTCAACTGCTATAGCAGCTATTAGATCAATAAACCCGTTTATGCTTTTAAATTATCACTTGATCCAGTAATGTCTAGGTCTTCAACTTTATCAACCCAAGCATCATAATCTTCAGTAACACCATTTCTTTTAGAAGCAAGCCATGCTAAATATAAAAGCCATTCGTATCGCTGCTCATCATTTAATCTAGAAATTGGTATGTCAAATTTGCGCTCAAATTTAACAATATCTCCCGGCTTGATCTTAACTTCAAGTTTAGTACCGTCGCTCATCACGACGACCATATTGCCCATTAAGAAGTAGCGCGGCTAATAGTTCCAGAAGTAGGAAACGAAACTGACATTGTAGCAAGTTCTCCTACAGCGTTTGCAACTGGAATATGTTGATTAACTAAAACTGATCCACTATAAGATGGATTAGTAGCGCTAACTGATCCGCTTGTTGGTTTTACTACAAAAGCTGTAGTTGTTCCAAGTAACGGAAATAAAGTAGCGTCAACTTCACTAGCTGCAAAATCTTGTTGAAACTCGATGGAAAGAGTACCTGACTTAAGGCCTCCTGTCCTGGACTGGAAGGTTTCCCCCATCGCTGTTGTCATAATTTCATCGGCTGTAATATCTAAAGTAACTGAAGCAACATGATCACTTAAATCAACGCTGTTCAATGTTACGCTTGCATCTGTCAAAACAAATTTTGCCAAAATAAACTCCTTTCAATATCTTTATTTTAAATATGAATAATGAAATATAAGTTTATACGTTATTAAATGGAAAACCCCTCTTGCTGCTAGAGGGGCTTTCCGGTACGTAAACGGGGGTTGTACGTTTTATTCTTTTCTTAATACAAATTCTAAATCAAGATAATCATGAAAATCAGGATTAACTTTTGGTTTAGGCTCGCGTTTTTGACTTACTGTAAAACTACTCCAACATAATTTTAATTTGCTTTCAGTTCCATCTTTATTATATAATCTAAAAGTAACTTCCGTATCTCCCAGTAAATTATGTAACTTATCTTGATCTTGCCTAACTTGATCTTTATTTTTCATTTAGTCTTCTTTACAAGCTTTTAAAAATTTGCCTGTATCAAAATTAGGATTATCATCTTCAAATATTGATGCTAGTCCTAAAGTAACTTGTGATTTAGTTTCGTTAAATTTGATTATTTTAGCTATTGCTTCATAATCTTTTCTGGTCATTGCCATTTTTAGTCCTTTCTTTTGTATATATTTTAAATAATTTCGTTTAATAAGTCGTGACAATTAAAACAAAATATCATTTCATCAATGTCAAATATATTTTTTTCTAATAAATTAGTTGAATTACAACTTAAACAATTAACTTTATGTTTTAGTTTTTGCATTTAGTCCTCCGTTTGTTTAGCTTATAATATAATTATAACATAAATTATTTTAAATGCGTAATGTTTTTAAATATTTTTATTCAATACCGATTGCAGCATGAATTGAAAAGCTTGGATTAGTTCCGGTTATAGTATAATTCAAACGCCAGTAATTATCAGTTACAGCACCAGCAACACTTTGAAAATCCGCTCCTATAGCTGTAATCCCTGTAAAAGTAATCCGATCGGTTGGACTTGTAAAGCTTGAATTATCATCTGATTGTAATTTAAAAGTAATAGTTGGACTAGAAGTTCCTGAAACTGCATAGCAATGAATTGCTGCGTATGCTTTTTCAGTGGCGGCAACAGCTCCAAGCTGGGTGCCTGTTGAATTACCTGAAGCTGTTAATGCGCCATCTAATTGAATAGTTCCTCTAACAACTTTATCGGATGATTGGCTTTTACTTATGCTAAATGGCGCTAAGCCTCCAACTTCACCTAATATTGAATAATCAAATAATCTTGACTTCATAAAATATGCAATATTTCCTACTCCAGCATCTGGAACAGTAGTTACAATTAATTCATTTCCAATTGAAGCACCTAATAAAGCATCTGGTTTATTTGATCCGGCTTCATAAAATCCATCAATTTGAAGCGAACTATCTTTAAGTCCACCCAATTTCTCTCTAAATCCATTACTGTTAATTGTAGTTGCGTCTAGCTCTTCAGCGTTTATTTCTAGGTTAACAGAAGTAGTATGATCGCTTAAATCATAACCACCTGAAAAAACTTTTCCATCATTAAATACAAATTTTGCCATTTATTTCTCCCACGCTTCATTTACATCAGGAGTGCTCTTATCGTCTTTAATAAAAGTTCCATCTTTTTTTCTTGCACGCTTTCTTTTAATTGTAGTAGGTTTTATATGGCCACCTTTAATTAATGATTTTGCAACTTTTTCATTATCAATAGTTATAGTATCACCTTTAATTTTACCCATAACTTTTTTATTACCAATTATTTTATATTTCATTAATTACCTCCGCAACAACCTGCGCCGCAACAACCATCCATTAGCTTGATCCTTTCGTGTAAACTTCTATAGACAAATTGGCACCAATTCCATCAATACCATTTAGATTAAAATCTGCGCTGTAGTTACTTACATTAACAACTCTAGCATCTGTATTAGCAAGACCTAAAGTTCTATTGTTATATATTATTTGCCTAATACTCGAACTGCCACTACCTGTAACAAAAGCATCTAATTTATCCTGCGCTGTTCTTGCATCAGATCGCTGTACAGCAATTAAAACATCGAATGTGTAAAGATCAGTTCCACGTTGCATTGCTAAATCGAATTCAATATTTGTTGGTATAAACATTGCTACTGGAAAATTAATTGCGTTGTCAGGTATTACATCATAACAACGAAGGCCGTTTATGCCACCTATTGTTGTTTTAAGACCATCTCTTATTTCTGACATTGTTGCCATTTAAGCAACTCCTAAAACTGTACCCTTACGAAACGGCGCAATCATTCTGGTAATTTCTCTATTTTGTTGTATATTAACAACGCCAAAATCTCCTACACCTGCAACACCTAAAGGCGCATTTCGCATAGCAAATAGTTCACTTGCTAACATTAACGTAGCTTGTCTAATTTGTTCAGGCACTGCTGCATAACCCCATTTAGCTGTAATTTCAGCTCGCGGTCTATTACTTGAAGTATCTAGGGGCCATTCATTTGATCCATCGCTTATCAATTCAACTATGTAATAAGGATTTCCTGTTATGCCTCCAACAATTCCATTGATAGGCAAAACTTGATATTCACTTGATGAAACAGTTACCTCATACGTTCCATCATCATCATCGTCATATTTAACTACAAGTCCTGTAGTTGTAGAAATGTCATCAACTCTTAATCGATAAACATCTTCTGTAAAAAATTTCCTAGCTGATGCCGATCCGTCTGCGTAAAAATATCTGCCACAAAAAGCGTCTATTTGTCTTGAAGCTGCATTAACAGCATCATCTAAAAGATCATCGTCCCCGCTATCATCTGACGGGATTCCAACAAAAGCTTTTAATTCATTTTGTGTACAGTAGCCATTAGTAATTGCCATAGGTTATTTACCCTTTTTCTTTCGGCCCTTACCTTTGCCACCTTTCATTTTTTTACCGTAACCAACACCTTTAGGCATAATTACTTCTTTTCTACTTTTTTTTCGGCTTTAGGTTTAGCATCAGCTTTTTCAACTTTGCCACCTGCTGCTTTAATAGCTTTTTTAACTTCTTCAGCACGTTTAGCCTTTCCGTATAATTCGTAGCCCTTGAGCTCTTCCTTTAACGCTTTTATTAAATTTTTATTTGACATAATTTTTTCTTTCTTTATATGGTTAGAGGTATCAATTGCTTGACACCTCCGACCATTAATCTAACTAAAAGGACGGTGTAACCAGTCCTGTTCCGTTAATCATTGTAGTTCCTGCTGGGTATCTTCCAGAAGCGAATGCGTTATATCCGTAAACAACCATTTTAGTTGTAAGTGATCCTGCATTTGTTTCTTCAAACTTAAGCTGGAATAGACCATCTTCGAAAAGAATATGATCATCTGCTTTAACAATGAGAATTATATCTTCATTATTACCAGATCCTGCATCTGTTTGAATGTTTGCATCTGTGATAACTGGCAGCCCTAAAAGGTTACCAACAACGTTTCCGTATTTTGCTGCTTCACCAACACCGATTGGATTATCTGGGTTGTTTCCTGCTGGGACAACTAACGGCCTATTTGAGCTGTCAAGTCCTGCAGTTATGAAACCCCATCGTCTTGGGTGCATAATGATTGCAGTAGCTGGGGTAAATCTGTTAGCGTTAACTTTTTGAATTGCATCAGCCAATTTAGGATAGAACTCAGCAACAGTTGGACTTGCGTCTGTGTC